TGCATTATCATTTACCTCTGCACCTAAATCTAAAGTAAAACCATCTGAATCAAATGATTTATGTGTATCTGTTTTAGTTGTTTCTGAATTAGTACCATTTGGTATCAATCTTTCTCCAGCACCTCTTACTGAATCATAGACATTGTGATTTTCAGCAACTGATCTTCCTTTAATCCAAACCCAATCAGGCTGAAATCCTACTCCTGTTATTGCATGACCATTAGAACCATTTCCTGTATAAAGTTTAGTATTAAAATAAATTGTTGGGTCGTCTATAGTTGTATAAGGCATTATCCAAACTCCGCTAAGTTTTTAGTGCATAAGCTATAATATCCTGATGGTACAGAATATTCAAAGTTTCCATAGCCATTACCATCACTATTTCCTGATGAAATACTAAATGACGGAGAGCCAAAGTTCATTGTAAGTGTTGTACCTGATCCTGAATTATTATCTACTGAAGCTGCTATTAAATAACCATCTGATGAAGTTGGTAAAGTAATACCATTACTTCCTGATGATGGATTTTGAGTGCCACTATAATTTACATAAGTGCCGTTTCTGTGAAAATAAATTTTACCATTATCAACATCTATAGCCATACCTATTATATCTCCATTTGAAAATGAAGTTGGTGTGGTTATAATACTACTGCCATCTTTTCTTATTTTTGATTGACCAGATCTATAATCAAGATTCCAAAGAATAGTATCTGTATTTGTTTCAAAATAACCAAGTGTATGATTAGCATAAGAAGAAGTTGCTATTGCAAAAAATTCTGCATAACCACTTCCTAATGAATCTATTTTACATTCTATATAATATTTTCCTGATGTGCTTGTTGATATTGTAGATGCACTTGCACCAGCACCTGAGCCAGTACCATCTATTTGTAAATTACCCTCTTTAAAATTTTGAGAAGTTCCTCTTGTATTTGTTAAAGGATTCAATGTTGCAAAATTATTTGTGCAAGTATCAGTACATTGATCAACACTTGTTAAATTATTTACAGTAAAGTTATTTCCATTTCCTGATACATCTGCACCTAGACTACCAG